GTCCTTCAGGTTTATTTGGATCATAGTCTGGATTTGGTATTTGACGTTTATCAAAAATAAATTCTCTTGCTGCGGTTCCAGCATTTCTCACTGATTCTGGTATTTCAAAATCACCAAATACATCTTTTATTATAGAGTTGTCTCCTCGTGTAAGATCATAACCACCCGCTAATATAGCTGCCGTAGCTAAAGGATTATCTTTTATTTCATTTGGAATAATATCATCTACAACTTTATCTTTTAATTTTTGAAAGAAAGATCCAATACCATATTGTCTTCTACCATCTATACCCATGATACCACCATAAGCTGCCATCTGTCTGTCAGGTAATACTGGTCCTTGTGGTTTTGGTTGAAAAGGATTTATAGGATCTTCGTCACTTGGTAATACTGGACCTTTACTCATTTGTCCTTCAGCAATAACCATCATTCTAAATTCTTCAAAAGACATAGGTGTTGCGTCTGGTCTTTGTTCTAATAAATCGTAAACGTATTTATCGTACTCGTCTTTTAATAAAGCATCAACCATCATTTGCTGTTCTTGTTCTGGAGATTTAGGACCTTCATTACCACTATACTTAATAGATGGTGCGTTAGTCATTAATTCTTCTGAAATTGATATGTCTGTTATTGCCATAATTGCCTTATTTTAAAGAGTTTATCATCTTACTTTGTTTTTCCTATTAAATCAAGAGGCGGCATAATTACTGTTACGTCTCTTTGCACGTCCTCTTCAGGTATATTTGCAGCTTTTAAAGCTTCTTCGTCTTTATAAACTTCTCCTGTTTTTTTGTTTTTAATCGTCGTTATTATTTTTTCTGGTGTTATTACTGGTATGTTTTGCATTATGTTGTTACCTCTTTCTTAATGTTTAGATAGCTGACACCAAATGTAAAGGCATCTGCGCTACCTGCTTTTATTGTTAGGGTGGTTCCACCCACTACTATTAACGGTTGGGTTAATAATTCTACTGTTTTATTAGCAGTCAATGCTTCTGATTTAATAACTACAATTCCATTATTAGTAACTGTAGGACTAGGAGTCCCAGCTGATGAAACTAAAATAGATTTAATTAAATATGTTTCACTAACTAAAGGATTGCCACTTCCAAAAGGATTGTTTTCTG